TTACGGGGTTGCAGAAATCGCCGTTTTTCCATCGTATTCTGCAAGGTAAGAGCCGTAATGTCTGAACAGCATTTCCGGTCCTTTATGCCCCATCTGACCAGCAAGCCAGAACAGGTTTACGCCCTGGCTAATGTGCCGAGTGGCGAACGTGTGGCGTGTCTGGTACGGATTGCGATAGCGTACACCAGCTTTTTTAAGGGTTGGTCCCCAGGCTTTTTTTCGGATCGCATCTGCGTTTGCCCAAGGAGCGCGAGTTTTCGGATCGCTGAATATGAAGTCGCTCTTTAGCGCCGTGTAGGGCTTTTGTGCCTGAAGAGCCGCCAGCGCTTCGCTGTTCAGTTGCACTTTGCGGGTGCCGGCTTTTGTTTTGGTGCTTTTGATTACCCCGACTACGCTTGCAGTTTGAACATGCGCGGTGTTGCCGATGAAGTCTATATCCGTCCAGCGCAACGCGCACAATTCTGAGCTACGCAGTCCGGTATTAAAGGCAAAGCGAAACAGATTTCGCCATTCCGGGTAATGACAGGCGTCATAGATTGCTGCCGTCTCCGCTGGTGTAAAGGGATCGACCTCGTAATCACCACTGCCTGGTGTGTTGTCCAATACGTGATACCGGCTGGCGCTGACTAGCGTGACAGGATTTATTGTTAACAAACCATCGGTCACCGCTTCATCTATGGCGCTGCGCAGAAACGAAAGATTATTGCGGATCGTTTTCAGTTTTGTTTTTCTGCTGGCGATCCAGTTTTTTAGTACAGCAGGTGTCAGTTCTGATACATGAAATTTATGCAATGCTGACAGCGCAGACAAGCATTTTTCATAACCTCTAATTGTCGATGGTGACAGGTTACGGTTCTGGCAGATAATCAGGTATTCATCCAGGTAAGATTTTATATTTTTGTTTTTTTTCACTCCCCCGAACAACTCCAGCTTTTGGGAGTTGGGGAAGTATTTTGCATATTCGAAGGTACCATCGATAATCTGATTTTTTATTTCTCCCAGCAGACGCTCGGCGTACTTCACACCGCGCGCGTTTACTTCCATTCTGGAGAGGGGCTCCCGACACAGAACCCCTTTATATGTAAAAGTGATAACCAGAGTGCTACCAGTTTTATGCTGCCGAATAGTTACTCCTCTAGGGAGAGATAATGATCCTTGTTCTTTCTTGCCCATTTTGTAATCTCCATTAAGTCGACCCAACGTTCTTTAACTCCGTCGACTTTTAATACATGTACCCCTTCTTTCCATATTCCTCTTTGTATCCGTTTGTTAACGGCATCAACCGTTTCTCCCGCGTTGCGGCAGTAGGTTGATATAGGTACGCAATCCAGTCCCACAGTTCACCTCACACAACATTCAGTCCACGGCAGTGGCACCACACTTCAAACATTCGCCTCACAACTTCACGACAGTAGAAGCCGTCAACGTCTCGCGTCAGGTCATAGCGATTGCCGTAACGCTGGCGTACCCATAGCTCAAACGCTTTATTCATTCTTTACTTCCTTTGCATTGCGCGTAATTTCTTCAGGTGTTTTTCTTGTTCTGTTTCAGCCAGAATCTTGTGATATTCCCGGTGTTCAATATGCTCGAACAGGCTACTGAATTCACCGATGCGTACTCGCCCGGTACGTCCGTCCATCTTCCGAAAGAACACTGAGTGCTCAGTACAGCGAGTAATTTCTACTGGGTATCCGGTTCTGTCCGTGTATATCTGGCCACGTTGAATCAAAGCGAACATGTGGTTATCCCCATCGACAAATCGAGTACACAACAAACGCTACTGCGAATACCATTCCCAGAGTTACGATTACATCAGACCAGTTCATCGATTCACCTCCTGCGGCGGTTCCGGTAATTTCATCCAGTGGGTTGCCTGCTCAATACCATTACCCGGCTTAATCGTTGCATCTCCGCGCCGGAATGTGCTTCCGGTATAGCGTGCGGAGCATATTAGCGGTTCAACCAGAGAGCTATCGAAATTCACCGAAATAAGCACGTTCCGATTCTTTTCAGGCATTCGCTCACTACAGCTTATCCAACCATCCGGAGTTACCGGATAGTTGCCAGCCTCATACGCGACCCTTATCCAGTGCATAAACATTTCAGTACTTACACATCCACAATCAACATCAATTTTGTCATGCTGCTGTTCCAGCCATTGCTCAAAAGTTAACTTGTAAGTTTGGCTTACAGGTTCGGCTTCCAGCGATGTCAGTGCAATTTCATATGCCCGGCGCTCAATATTGTCCCGCACATCCAGGCTGCCTATGCGCTCTTTGATTTCTTTAATCAGTTCTTTGTCGGTGAAAGTGGTCATATCACTCTCCTTTGATGCGAATGCCAGCGACGCGTGGCACATTAACTTCCACGATGCGCACATTTGGTTTGTACATCTCAATCGCTGTCAGCCAGTCAGCGCCGGTCATACGCTTTTCTGCATCGCCATTAGTCCATTGAACCGGCACACCAATAGCTTTCATCGCAATTTCTATTTCCCCGGCAATGGCGCTTTTCCCGCAACCAGTAAAACCAGATACAACGACAAGAACTTCACCTTTGGCTGGTTTTATTTCCCGTGCTTCCAGTTCTGCAATTCGGCACATAGCATCAATATTTGTGTCCTCCAGGCGCTTAATTTCATCCAGCAGCGCCAGTACCACCGACGGTGTGACCTTCATCCGAAACGCCAGTAATTTTTGAGGCGTTGCCACTGTTTCAATTGCTACAGCCGCCTCACGCAGTGCCTGATAGTCAATCCTGCTCACGTCCAACCTCCTCCAGCATTGTTTTACAGGCCCGCAACATATCGCGGGTTTTACCGGATAAAACCGACTTCATGAAAAACACACCACTGTGAGTTGCAATAACGTCCGGCGTACAAAGCAATGCAGCATCCACCACCCGGTTATGTTTACGAAATTCGAACACGGTGCTGGTGATCACGATGTTCGCTACGGCTCCGTAGTCCTGGTATTCGATTTTCATTCCGGATGCTCCTGAGCCACGTTGAAATCGTCATGATCACGACAAGGCATCACAACAAATTCAGGATTGCCATACATTGAGTTGATGATGGAATCAAACTGAATTCTGACCGCTTGCCCGTCTCCAGAGGGACGTAACTGGACGGGAATAAATTTACGCTCACGACCAAACATCTTCTCTGGATAACTCAGGTAACCCGCCTGGATCACCGGGTGAGTACAGAGGTCAAATTTTTTCGGAATGATGCGTTCCAAATCCGGAAAACAACCGTCCACCAGTTTAATGCTGGTAATGGACAGTCGGCGCTGAAACTGGTCGCGATGAACAGCGATCGGCTCTTTACTAAAAATCAGCTCTGTCGTTTCGGCTTTGGCCGGGACGCCACCTTCGAACTGGACAATGATGTTTTTCTTCGTCCGGATGCCGTGAGTCATGCGCAGTGCTACGAAACCATTGGTTGCCTCAATATGTTTTGGCGTGATGTGAAGGCCGTTCAGGTAATAACGAACGTCGTTTTTAGCAGCGCACACCAGAGCGGCGCGAATAAGTTTTGACTGGATGATCATGCTTTACCCTCCCATCCGATTACCTGGAAAAGCCCCATCTTCGGGTGATACCAGCGTGTGCCGCGTGGTTCAGCCTCTGACATCATTTGGTGGAACGCCGCCATAAATGGCTCAAGCTCGACGATAGCCCTGCGAGACAACAGACCGTCCGGAGTCATGAATTCGTGGGTGTCTGTAGGAATTTGATATGCGTTCACCAGATTCCGACACTTGGCGTCACTCATTCCGCTTTTGGCTACCACCTGGCGGTAACCGACATATCCGGCGCGCATTGTGCCGCGTTTGATGTTCTCCACAGCTTTGGTGACCGTTTCGATCTTCTCTTCAACATGACTCAGGCGCTTCTGCTGGCGAACGGCATCGGCGGCCATTGCAGCGATCATCTCGATTTCCGTCAGCGGCGCGTGAGTTCGGAAATAGCTGTTAACCAGTTCGCGCTGAACCTGCCATGCAAGAGCATCGTTAAAAGGCTTCGTCAACATCAGGTAACCAGACTCGAAAAGAATGATCCCTTTGGCAGTTCGCGCGGCAAAGGCATCAGAAAGTGACTCCGTACGTATTACGTCCGCAGTCATTTCAAGAAAATCCACCCCTTCGATAAAGTGAGAACGGTTGCGGTTAAATGCAGCACGGGCGGTACCTTCCGGTCGTTGGTGGACTTCATCAATCATCGCCAGCGTCACAACACGCTGACCGCGATATTCGATTACCGGAAACAGTTTGTTGTTGATGGTTACTGTATTCATTTTTATCTCCAGACAGCCCGGCGTGTAATACCGGGCACATGTATTACTTAACCTGAATAAATGGTGTGTCTGCACCACTGGTCATGTACTGTGGCAGTGTGCCGTTCCACTTGTTGATGGCTTCCAGTTCCATAACGTTTGGGTTCTGGCGCAGAGCTTCACCGCGTAAACGAATGGCGTCGGCTTCGGCCTGGGCTTTTGTGCGAATGGCATCAGCCTGTCCGGCAGCTTCCGCGCGCAGCATGTTGGCCTCTGCTTCGCGCTGTTTAACTTCCTGCTCGCGTTGCAGGGTTTTCTGGTTTGCCGTGACCTTGGCGTTAATGCTGTCAATAACGGTTGGCGGGTATTCCGGCTTACCTACATAAGAGAGGCTCATCACCTGAATACCGATTGGCGTCATCTCTGCCTGAATGTCTTTAAGGGCTGCATCCAGTAATTCAGATTTGCCACCGTCGATAAATTTGTCGGTGGTCATTTTGCTGGCCAGTCGGTTCAGCGCATCGGCGATTTTCTGGCGCAGGTCAGTGTCGGTAATGTCGTCCACGCCTTTGCGGTAGGTCTGAAAGACTGTGGTAACTTTGGATGGATCAACTTTGTAGGCCACGCCGATGTGATAGCCAATGGTTGTACCGTCACTCATCTGGAAGCTGAATGGCTCATCGTAGGTCTTCATTTGTTTGAAGGTCGGGAAGATGTAAACCTCAGTGTTCCATCCCGTCCAGTAGCGACCAACACCGACCACCTCACCGACGCCTTTATCGTCGCCCAGTTTGTTTACTTTGATGCCCACATTACCAGGCTCAACGCGATCGCAACCGACAAGTCCGGTGGTCAGCAGAACAAGGGCTAAAGCAGGAATAATTTTTTTCATCTTTTATCCTTAGAAAAAGAAAGACCCTTATAAAGGGCATAAATGCAGGGCGGGGTCAGACACGCCAGAGCAAAGCCAGAAATCACTGCTACCGTATCCTTCATTGATATGAGGGTCGGAACGATTAATCCGTAAATACATGCGATAATTGCCAGTGATATAACTATTCTGAAATAAATGTTCATGGTCCTCCTGATGTATTCAGATTGCCTTCTTTAGTTGCGTCATGGTTAATTTCATTTACGTCAGAATGGTTTTGTTGCCATCAGTTCGTAATATCCGGCGCTCCATTTGTCATATTTTCTGAACCATTTTTCTGTATACTGTTTCCTGGCGATAAGTCTGCACAGTCGTCTGATTGTTCGCTGGTGTGCGCGGGTATACTCTGTGGTTGATTCTCCACGTTTCCATACCTCATTCCCGTTGAAGATAAAATGATTGTCAGGATTGCGCTGTCGGAATCCTGAACGTTCAAAAGCGCGGGTGGTCATAAAGAATGCCAGGTAACGAATTGCTGTTTTTCGGGTGAGGCATTTTTTTGTTCTCCCGTGGCGTGTTACAAAAAATAACGGGCCGACGGGTGTATCATGTTTCTGTAGTGCCTGGTCAATGGCGCTTGTGGTGCGGTTGTCGATCATTTCTTTATTTCTCCCGAATAACGTTCATGACTCATTACTTCCCAGTTCCGGCCATCGTCTTTTGATAACAGCCGCCAGCGACGGTTAACCTTCAGACTGAGATATCCGGTGCGCTGTATCCGATGAGGAAATATCCGTCGGCATCTGTACCGCCGCAGGACCAGCAACGCCTGCTGGTGGACCCACTCAGGAATGCGTGTTGCTGTTAATGTCACTGGTTTCCTCCTGAGCAGGTGCTGTTATCTGATACCCCGCTCTTTCTGCCAGCCATATAAAAGTATCCAGGCAGCCAACGAATTCATTATCCAGCAGATGTCTTGAGTAAATTACTTTCCCATTTTCAATCGTCATAACGACCCGCACTTTTTCGTGCACAACAGAAACAGGGGGGGGGGTAAATTGGCCATCAGTTAATTCCTCCATTGATATATTTTTCTTTCGCGTAATCAATAACCTCTTGTAAAAGGTCGTCTATAATTAACTTTCCGGTTTCAGTCAGGTATTCAGTATGTTGATTAATCCCGATGGCATTCCGGTATGCGGTAAGTATTGCGGTCTCGCCCTCCGTCCGGCCCAATTCACCACGAGTAATTCCTTCAAAGCGTAACAGCAACTGGTTTATAAACTGTTCAGTTATTTCTATGGTCGTAATGTTCTCATCCGGAAGGTCAACGATAAGCAGATTACCACCTGTTTTACGTTTTATTCGATGGAGTGCCGCAACAGCTATACGGCGACGATATGTATTAATGGAGTTATGTGTCATTTGTTATTTCCCGTATGCTTTTCTGAGGTACAGTATTGCAATTGACCAGTATCCGGCACTGGCCATTAATAAAGCAGTTTTATAAGCACTTTTATTTTTCATACATCACCACCATTTTCAGGTTGCAGAAATCCACGGCCAGAGGCCGTTATGTATGATTGTTTATTGACTCTTCTTTATTCGTTGCGTAATGTGTCGATATACTCGTAAGCCATTTCACAGGTTTTATTCATGGAGCGAATGAGGCAGCATAAATAATCGTCTGTCTCTCCTGAATCGGGCGAATTTTTAAAGATAAACTCAAGCATTGACGTGTTTTCTTTTATTTCTGCCGCCACTTCCTCAAGAATATTTAATGGAGTTTTCATGTTCTTTTCTCCTTAAATGCATCGCATGCGCTTCTGGCGTATTGTTGTGCCAGTAAAAAGATATCATCCGAAAGTTCATCACATTCTTCATCACCGGAAGCCGAAATGATTAACCCCGCTTCAAGCAGTACGGCAATGTGATGAAAAGCTGTTTCCGGTTCGTTGGTAAGGCCTTTGAACATTTTCATCTTATGCTTCCTCCTGATTTTGTTTATAAGCACCAGTCAGTAACCACATTGGATCACAGCCAAGAACATTAGCCAGAGGGATAAGCATGCTGATGGTTGGTTCGTACTCTCCGCTCTCCCACTGGATGATAATTTCTTCATCGAGATCGAGCAGTCTGGCGAGTTCGGCTGTTGTTAAGCCGCAGGCTTCGCGTTGGGTGCGGATTTTATTTGGTTGTTTGTTGATTATGTGATTATGTAATGGATAAGTAGCAGACAGGGCGTATTCATGAACAAACTCCATGACTTCAAACCCCAATTCTTTAGAGCGATCACTATCAATCAAATGGAAAGTACGAGCAGCACCTACCAGATTTGCAATATTTAATGCAAAGGATTCTTTTTCGAAGTGGTTTAAGTTCGATATCTCAGTGGTTGTCAGATCTTTCATTGAATCACCATCAATTTAAAATTAACAATTAATCAAGTTAAAATTGATGGTGTGATGTTAGATCTTGATTGATGGGGTTGTCAAGAAAAAATTGATTTCTGCGTCTTTTTTACTTGGGTTATAAATTTTTCTTTAATAATCAATAATTAACCAAATCTATTTATATTGAATGGAACAGATGAGATTACCTTCGATTGGATATAAAGCAGCTCAAGAGCATCTTTTTCAATGCTCCAGGATTGGTAATTTGGGTTATCAGATAACACCATGATTTTACTTCCTATCTTTTGTAATCTTTTGACGTAGCATTCACCATCAAAGCAAAAAGCATAAATGCCATCACCATCAAAGTAATTCACTGTTTTATCGAGAAAAAGAAGATCTCCTGGGGCTATTGTTGGAGCCATACTATCTCCTCTTGCGTTACCAATCTCTATGTTTTGAAATGCTCTATTGCCAACAAGGCGACGGGCATATTCAGGATCAAGCTCGATTGAGCGAACTACATCTATAAAGTCCCCACGGACATGTGTTCCATCGCCGCAACTAAACTCAACATCGAGCACGTTAAAGACCACACTGTCAGTTCTTGTTTGATGTTTTTCCTTTGAAGAGAACTGCCGTGACGTGATTTCTCCTAAAAACCACGATTGCGGATAACCACTTATTTCGGATAACTGGGCAAGCCGGTTTCCCCTTGGAAATGTTTTTCCTGTTGTCCAGTACTGTACGGACTGTGCGCTGACACCTAACTTTCGGGCCAGCTCTGCTTGGCTCCAGCCTTTCTCCTGTAGCAGCTTTGTAATTCGATTTTCAGTGCTCTTTAAGTTTTTCATTGTTAATCCTTGCTGGTTACTTGGTTTCGATAAACTTTTGCTTGATTTTAGTGTATTCGATCTTTTGTGGACTTGCATGTTAATTTAAACTTGATGTAATCTTGAATTTATAAAGTTTAGATTGGTGAGTTGCGATGAAAGGAAATGATTACGACGCACTTCGTGAGCTAATTGCACAAAATGCCATAGCGCGAAATCTAGGCGTTACGCCGCAAGCTGTGAACCAATGGTTTTCAAAAAGAACAATTCCTGCTCGTTTCGTCTTGCGTGTATGTGAAGTTGTGGAATGGAAAGTTACTCCTCATGGGTTAAGACCAGATCTTTATCCCCATCCTGAAGATGCAATCCCTGATTTGTTACGTAGAAGTCACACAGCCACAAATGCGGCAGTTGTGAAAAACGAGTGATGAAGGGCTTGTATGTCCCAGAATTACGTTCAGACAGAGATGCCGGCTAGGTACTGCCAGACAGACGAAGAGTGGATTCAGCAGCAGTTACAGAGGCTGCCACCGTCACTGAGACGGAAGGTCGCCCTGAAATATACGGAGGTTTACGAAGTCACTTTTGATGCCGAGCCTGTTTCATTCCGCAAGGAGAACCGGGCGAGGCATGAAGCCAATGTACGGCTTCGCAGGTTCGTTGAAACACACGGGCGTGCATTACAGGGGTATACGACTCAACCGCCCCTGGCAGGAATGCAACAGCGTACCTGAATGGCGTCGGTCTTAAAGGTGACCGACTGGTTGAGCCCCTCATCATGGATGTACCTGCGTACCAGTTAGCTGGTACGTCATTCAGAGAGAGGGGTAAGGGGAGAGTGCCTGTGTGTTAGTGCGAAGCACTGGAACAGGCTTTTCCAACAGACGGGTACATAGGTTAGGTAGATCTCGATCTAAAGGGGGATACCCCTGAAAAACGGCTGTACCAGAAAGCTAGTACAAGATGGATAAAAAGTATGAGTGAAGACCTGAAGCAAAATTTAATCGCTCTCTTGGAAGAGCAATTCATTCGCTCCGATGACAAAGTCGTTTTCGATTATGTGATGCAGAAAAAAATCAAGTCTCAGGGATACCACCTGCAACGCAATTTCAGCATCAGCATTAGCGGTGGTCGTAAAGGGTTTATTGGTTGCCTGGTTACATCATCAGACGGCCAGCAGTGTGCCATTGAGGTCGATAAGAAGTCTCCCCGCAACCGTTCATTGATGAAGCTGGCTCAGCTACCTGAGGGGATGTCAGGTTTTGTCCTGCTCAGGGACGGTAAGCACCCTCTTCGATATAGCGAGAACGGAATTGACGTTATTCGTGCGACGAAATTTAAGTGAGTTGATTCGGAAGGGGGCTGGCAGCCTTTGGGGAGACCACCAGCCATGTGAGGAGGAATCCATGAAAACCACATCACAAAATTATTATCTCATCATTGCGGGGGCAGCACAATGCAGCTGACAATCACGCCGAATTTTGCACAGGAGCGAGCGCTAAACATGTTGCGCCGTGACTGGAAGGCAAACGACACCTTCATGGTGTACTCGCCAACAGGTAGCGGTAAAACGGGGCTGGCAGCCTTCATAGTTGCTGGTTTTGTCAGCCGTGGTATGCGCGTTCTGTTCTGTGTTCCGTACACCATCCTGATTGGTCAGACGGCTAATCGGTTCGTGCAGTATGGTTTACCTGGAGATGAAATCGGTTATATCTGGGCGGATCACCCGAACTACGATCCGGACCGGAAAATTCAGATTGCCAGCGCTGACACGCTTATTCGTCGTGTTTTTCCTGAAAATATCGATCTGCTGATTATCGACGAAGCGCACCTGCGTAAAAAACGCATCCTGAAGGATATCGAACGTCTGCGCGGCAAAGGCGTAAAGGTGATTGGCCTGTCGGGTACTCCGTTTTCCCCGTTCCTGGGCAAATACTATGACCGACTGATTAAGCCGACCACCATCGGCGAGTTAATCCAGCGTGGCGATCTGAGTAAATACGAATTTTACGCGCCAACTAAGCCGGATCTGAAAGGTGTTAAAACCACATCTTCGCTTGAGTACGGCCGCGATTACAACGAAACACAGCTGGCTGAAATCATGTGCGGCTCTACGCTGGTGGGCGACATCGTTCAGAACTGGCTGGAGAATGGCCGGGATCTACCTACCATCGCGTTCTGCGTCAACGTGCCTCATGCTAATTTTCTGACAATTCAGTTTAACCGGGCTGGCGTTAACGCTGAGGTTATGACAGCCGACACGCCTGTGGATGAGCGTCAGACCATCATTCACCGCTTTGAAACGGGAGCAACGAAAATCATCGTCAGTGTGGGCGTTCTGGTGGCAGGCTTCGATAGTGACGTTCGTTGCATCATCTACGCCAGGCCAACAAAAAGCGAAATTCGCTGGCTGCAGGCGCTCGGTCGTGGCCTGCGCACCGCACCGGGGAAAGAATCCTGTATTGCCCGTGACACCTTAATTCTGACCGATAAAGGTGAAGTCAAAATTCAGGATATAAGCCTTAGCCATAAGGTTTGGGATGGTATTTCTTTTGTCGAGCACGAAGGGGCTGTTTCTAAAGGTGTACAAAAAACCATTGAATATTGCGGGGTGATTGCAACCCCAGATCATGAGGTTCTTACAAATGAAGGGTGGAAAAAATTCGAAGAGGCGGCTAGTCGACGGCTCTGGATTGCTGTCGCCGGAGCTTGTGGGGAAAACATTCGGTTCGCTGACAATAATCTCACGGGAGACTCAGGGGAGCGCGTGGAACCTGAAAGTGGAGGTATGTTGCCAGCGATGCGGGAACGTATTTTTTCACCGGTACCACAACATGAGGAAGCGACCGAAGACAAAAGCCTGCCCGCAATGTCACCCTTATCAGGATATTCCGGTGGAAATACCCCTCTGGATTTACAGGCGATGTCAGTCACAGGAACAGCGCTGCAACAATCCCAGAGCAAAAAGCTACGAAAATTATGGTGGACGAGGGATTCAGTTCAAATTCAGGAGCCCAAACGATGCCGCACGATGGATAGTGGACAATATCGGGGTACCAAATTCGCGAGATATGGATCTGGACAGGATCGACAACAACGGGGATTACGAGCCGGGCAATCTTCGCTGGGTGCCGAAGGTTATAAATTCAAACAACAGGCGAGTGAGCAGAAACACCGGGCAACGCTTTTATCAATTCAGAAGCAATTTCCCGGATGTGAAATACGCCGATGCGACATTAAAGAGAATGATTCACTCTGGTATGTCCGACCAGGACATAGTGAATCGCTGGAATACTCCCTCATGCAAACCGAAAGGGAAGTATGGGACATTCACAATGCGGGGCGGTTTCGCCGCTTCACCGCTAATGGGCTTATAGTCCATAACTGCTTAATCTTCGATCACAGCGGCACCGTGCACCGTTTGGGTTATCCGGATTCAATCGAGTACGACGATCTTCCCGGTAAGTCTGACGGCATGGAGGAAAGCGCGCGCCGCGCAGTTGAGGAACGGGCCGAAAAACTGCCACATGAATGCCCTCAATGCCACTACATGAAGCCAGCTGGCGTCTATGTTTGCCCGAAATGTGGACACAAGCCGCTGCGAGGTGAAGACGTTGATACTGACACTAGCCGCAAACTTAATAAGCTGGGTAAAAATCAGCATCAGTCCACGAAGGCAGAGAAACAGTCCTGGTGGAGTCAGATCAAATTTTATCAGCGCCAGCGTGCTTCGCTGGGGCGTCCAGTCAGTGATGGATGGTGTGCTCACACTTTCAGGGAGAAATTCGGTGAATGGCCTGATGGGTTGAGCAGTTTCCCGATGGAAATAAGCCCAGAGGTAAGTAACTACATCAGACACAAATTCATCCGGTTTGCCAGAGGTCGTGAACGGGCACAGAAGATAACGAAAAGCTCACCCGAAGTGCTTTCCCTGCCACTGGATGGTGGTGCCCGGTACGAGCCACCGGAAGGAAGTGAGGCATGGCGCATCATTCAGGCGAAGCGAAAATTCCAGAAAAATGTAAACAGTCTGAGTCAGTAAGATGAAAACAGCAGAAGCAGCGAAAGGTCGCTGGCCGGAAATTTTAAAACATTACGGGCTGCCGCCGGTCACCGGGAAAAAGCACTTCAAAGGGGAATGTCCGGTTTGTGGTGCCAGAGGTAAGTTTCGTATTGATGACCGTGACGGGCGCGGGACGTGGATTTGTACCTGCGGCAGCGGAGATGGTATGAAGCTTGTTACCCTGACACAGGGGAAGCCATTTAACGAGATTTGCACTGAAATAGACCGTCTGCTCGGTAATGATTATCAACGGGGGAAAATTCCCGTAACCAGCAGTGCTGCCAGCTTTCGTGCAAAGGTTCTGAATAAGTTTGTGACGCTGCAGCCGTTGCGTGGCACTTCCGGTGCAGCTTATCTCAATGCGCGCGGCATTTTCAGCCTGCCGCCTGAAGCGATTCGTTTCAACGATAAACAGCCCCATGCCGGGAAGGTGTATCAGTCGTTGTATTCTCTGGCCACCGACGATAAAGGGGAGTTGTGTTATCTGCACCAGACATTACTTGATGGTGCGCAAAAGGCTGATATTGGTACCAGTGCAAAGCGCCAAAAATCTCTGCAGGAAGATAACTATTTGGATCACGCTCGTTCTGTAGCTATCCGCATGTTTCCTGTCGCCAGCACTCTGGGTATCGCCGAAGGCATCGAAACAGCGCTGTCAGCGCACCAGATTTATAACGTGAACACCTGGGCAACAATGACTGCCAGTTTCATGAAGAAATTCCGTGTTCCGGCAGGTGTTACTCACCTGATTATTTTTGCTGATCGTGACGAAAACAGCGCCACCGGGTTGGCGGCGGCCTGCGAATGCGCTCATGCCAACCTGCTGGCAAAGAATGACCTGCAGCGCGTGAGTGTGTACTGGCCGGATCACGACGACTTCAACAATATGCTTATGAACGGCGATCAGGTTCGTGAGCTGGTTTTTCACAAGAAAAAGGTGGCTGCATGATGCGCACAGACAATCAGGTACACAAAACACTGTTCACCATCCCGACGGCTGCGCATAGCTTTGTTCCTGCAAATATCAAGCCGTTGCCGGAGCAACGAAAAATTACCGGGCATAAACAGACGGATGCTTATCTTTGGGTACTGGAGGTAATCCGCCTGAATGAACCCGCGCATCTGGACGCTGCCGAAGCTGCACTGGAGAAAATTAAAATATCGTCAGAAGAGGCCCGGGAACGCTACTCGCGTTATCTGCTGGCGAATGGTTGTGATCCTTTCCAGATTGCTTTCGGTACCATCGGCATGGATAACCCGGCACAGGCAATCAGGAACGCCCGGGAGAATATCAAAAAAGCAGCATCAGTCAGGGCTACGTTTGGTAGCTATGAAGCAGCACTCGAAGATGTGGAAGCCGAGCGAGTGATCAAGTCTTCCCGGAAATTTATCGACGATCATCTCTGGGGCTGGACTGCGGCAGAGAAGAAAGCGGGCAGCATTGACGGCATCCGTATGAATGAAATTGATGATCAGCGTCGTGCATATGTTGATGGCTATCGTGATGTACTGCCAGAGCCTCATACATTGTCAGACGTAGTTCGTGAGTTTGTTTACTGGGACTGGCTCTACAGTGTTCGCCACACTGCAACCAAAGAACAGGGCGATGAGTTTGGTTACTCTGAGCATCACGAATCGGTATATGACCGCGAGCGCTACCTGGAAAAATTGTTGGTAACCATCAAACCGGTAACACGCACCGAAGCTGTGGAGGTGTGCCGCTGGTTTCTGGCAAGTGGTAAGGGGGAGTACATGGAAGACGACGGTGCGGCGGTCATCCTCAATCTGGTTGGGGAGTGCGAATAATGAAGCTTGAGGCATCGCTAAAATACTTCAGTCCTCAGGGAATGTATATCGGCGACGATGTGAAAGGAACCTCTCCGGAACGTCTTACAGGCACCGATGTTATGGCGGCTATTGGTACCACCAGCAATCGTGAGCGGTTTGGCCTGGCGGCTTTCTTTGGGAAGGCCGGTATCAGCAAGACTGATGAGCAGATGGCAGTCCAGGCGCTTGCGCGTCACGCGATGGAAATTGCACCGAAGAATGTGCGTAAAGCAGCTGGTGGTGAATTTGGGTGGTGTATGCTGGTACTGGCGCAGTTTGCCTTTGCTGAGTACTCTCGCTCAGCTGCTACCAGCAGCGTCTGCACTATATGCAAAGGAACCGGTAGAACCACACGGACTCAAATTACACGAAAGGTTTCTTTCCCGTGGGGACCGCCTCCGTACTGGGCCAGCCGTTCTCGCGCTGTTCGGCCATCAGATTGGGAGCATTGGACGGAGATAATGGAGAGTGTGCCTGCAGTCTGTGATGTCTGCGAAGGCAGGGGAGCAATAAGCGCACGTTGCCGTTGTGGTGGAAAAGGGAAAATTCTAGATCGTATTGCGACAAAAGAGCAAGGCATGCCAGTATTTAAAACCTGCGAGCGTTGTAGTGGAAAGGGATTCGTATCTATCAAATCAGCTAATGTTCATCGAGCTATTCAAATATACATTCCCGATCTGCACCAGTCTTCATGGTCGCGCAATTGGAAACCATTCTATGAAAAATTGGTTGATATCCTGCATCAAGGTGAGCGGCATGCGGCTAGAGCATTTGAGAAGGCAACGAGTTACTGATCTGAATAGATCTGGGGGAGAGATTTTTGAGCAACTGACTTGACTTTGCATAAAATTGTCTTGTACCATTTTGAGCATGGGTTTTAGCGCCAAAATAAAAATTACCACAGAACCCGCCTTACAGCGGGTTTTTAATTATGGTAAATTTTCCATAAATTTCTTAAATAGTAATTTGTCTTTGTTGCTTACAGATTTCTGGATGTTAAGTAATGCGCGTAAAGGTTTAAGATTTTCTCTTGTTGCAAAAAACCTCGATTTTTCTAAGCGTTCCTGAACAAAACTAAAGCGCTCTCTTAATCTTGAAACCTTTATTCCAAATGACAACACCTCTCTTTCAGTTAATTCATCTGGGTTGCATTTGTTTAATTTTTCCAGAACCATTTTTATATCTCTTTCATAAAGAAGAGCAATGTCATAATCATTCAGCAAGCATTCAGGGTATTGTATTACCCCAATAAGTTCGTTTACGGTTTTGTTCTTATTGTTAACTTTCGGAGCTAAGTCGCTTGTTTGCTTTTGGGACATAATTTCGTCCAGTTCTAGCTCTTCTGTATTTTTTAATCTTGAGCGGAAAACACGCCCATCACCAGAAGCAGCCATCTTTTTCAATGTTTGATAAGCTGCACGCCCGATGATTTTAGGGTCTTTCATGTCAAGTATTCTATGAGCAACCTCAGTTAGTGATGGACGCCCAGATTCGATTTTGGCTTTGAGTTTGTAATAGCTAAAAATATCATCTTTTGCCTCTTTAAGTGCGGTAAGTAAGCGATGGAAATCTGCTTTTCGGCAAAGTTCTATTGCTAAATTATCAAAGGCTATACCAAAAACATTAGTTCCACATACATGGCCGATATTCGTTTCAAATCCTTCTTTCGTAACTACCAGAAATCCCTTTTTATGCCCTTTGCGGCAATTTGATTTCCCACATGGAATTTCCTCTGGTAGGTCATCGTAGTAACCAAAAACGTCAGAGAGTTGCTGATCATTTAACTCTAATTTGGGATAGTAAGACTCTCTCGCCTGAATTTCTGCCCAGTCATTCACGCGAATAAAACTTTCGCCATTCTTGAGAAAAATCATACTCGTCCTTACTGTGGTTAGATTTAAAGCATATCCATTTGATATTTAATCACTATTCTTTTTGTATTTCACCTAAAACCATTTTGTTTTCATGTTTAATGTGACTGATGTATCATCACTCCCCCTGCCATTTTAGCTAAATGATGAGAGCGAGTTATAATCGCCAGGTCGCTGGTTCAAGTCCAGCAAGGGCCACCAACCGTCACTAGCTCATCGGGATAGAGCATCAACCTTCTAAGTTGATGGTGCGGGGTTCGAGTCCTCGGTGACGGACCATGCGGGCATCGTATAATGGCTATTACCTCAGCCTTCCAAGCTGATGATGCGGGTTCGATTCCCGCTGCCCGCTCCATGTGTTTTTTTTGTCTGCACAACAGGTAAGAGCATTCTCCCTTATGGGGCTTGGCTTAAATGCATTGAGTGCTCTTTCCGTTGTGCTGAATTAAGCGAATGCCGGAAGCAGAACCGGATTACCAAATGCGCACGGGCGTCATCGCCGCCCAGCAACAGCACAACCCTGACAGAGCCGTAGCCACTGGCTGTCATGAATTAATCAGTGACAGTTATGCTGCGGCCTTCTTTTTTCCCTTCCCGATATAAGAATTACGCCATCCGTTCCGTGCGGAGGTGAGGCTATGAAATCCATGGATAAAATTTCAACGGGCATTGCCTACGGCACCTCCGCAGGCAGTGCTGGCTACTGGTTTTTACAGTGGCTTGATCAGGTCAGTCCGTCACAGTGGGCTGCGATTGGTGTACTGGGGAGTCTGGTTCTGGGCTTCCTGACTTATCTGACAAATCTGTACTTCAAAATCAGAGAAGACAAGCGTAAGGCTGCACGGGGAGAGTAATTCAATGACTCAAAACTATGAACTGATTGTGAAAGGGATCCGCAATTTTGAGAATAAAGTTACGGTAACTTTAGCGTTACGGGACAAAAAACGCTTTGACGGTGAAATTTTTGACCTGGACATCTCGCTGGACCGTGTTGAAGGTGCCGCGCTGGAGTTTTATGAGGCAGCAGCCAGAAGGAGCATCAGACAGGTCTTCCTGGATGTTGCTGCCGGGTTATGTGAAGGGGATGAGCAGTCGCCGGAAAAGCACCCCGTAATTTTAGATGCGCAGAATGTGTGGATAACCTACAAAGGAAAGCTACCAGGAAGAATTACTGGTTCTCTGAAGACTCCTCCGGAATCACAACCTTAAGTCACTGACCGGAACAGATAAACCTGTCCGTGGGCAGAAACCGATAAATCCTGATAAATATCCATGAACGCAAAAATCAGATACGGCCTGTCGGCTGCCGTTCTGGCACTGATTGCCGTCGGTGCGCCCGCGCCTGATATTCTCGACCAGTTTCTGGATGAAAAAGAAGGTAACCACACAACGGCATACCGCGATGGGTCCGGCATCTGGACCATCTGTCGGGGTGCCACGATGGTGGATGGAAAACCCGTTTTTCCCGGTATGAAACTGTCGAAGGAAAAATGCGACCAGGTCAACGCCATTGAGCGTGATAAGGCGCTGGCATGGGTGGAGCGCAATCTTAAAGTACCACTGACCGAACCACAAAAAGCGGGTATCGCGTCATTTTGTCCCTATAACATTGGCCCCGGTAAGTGTTTTCCGTCGACGTTTTATAAGCGGCTGAATGCTGGTGATCGTAAAGGTGCATGCGAGGCGATTCGCTGGTGGATAAAAGATGGTGGGCGCGATTGCCGCATACGTTCAAATAACTGCTATGGACAGGTTATTCGTCGTGACCAGGAAAGCGCATTAGCCTGTTGGGGGATAGATCAGTGAGCAGAGTCGCCGCGATTATTTATGCTCTGGTTATCTGCATCATCGTCTGCCTGTCGTGGGCGGTCAATCATTACCGTGATAACGCCATCGCCTACAAAGAACAGCGTGATAAAAAAGTCAGTGAGCTGAAGCAGGCGATCGCCACCATCGCTGACATGCAGCAGCGTCAGCGTGATGTTGCTGCTCTCGATGCAAAGTACTCGAGAGAATTAGCCAATGCGAAAGCTGAAAATGAAACTCTGCGCGCTGATGTTGCCGCTGGTCGTCGTCGGTTGCACATCAAAGCAGTCTGTCAGTCAGTGCGTGAAGCCACCACCGCCTCCGGCGTGGATAATGCAACCAGCCCCCGACTGGAAGACACCGCTGAACGGGATTATTTCACCCTCAGAGAGCGGCTGATGACGATGCAGATGCAACTGGAAGGGGCACAGGAGTATATCCGCACTCAGTGCATTAAGTAGCCTTTTTATCGTGGTAAACATTTCGCAGGGTATGAGGTATTTATGCCATCACGAATCCCACGCGCCTGCCGTAAGCGTGGATGTGCAGGTACAACCACAGACAGTTCTGGTTACTGCGATAAACATCGTGGCGAAGGATGGGTACAGCATCAACGCGGACTGAGCCGCCACCAGCGTGGCTATGGCTCGAAATGGGATGCCATACGTGCGCGCATACTGAAGCGTGATAATCATCTGTGTCAGAACTGCCTGCGCAATGGGAGAGCCGTTGAAGCCAGAACTGTGGACCACATCATTCCGAAAGCTCATGGTGGCACGGATGCAGACAGTAACCTGCAGAGTCTGTGCTGGCCCTGTCATAAAGCAAAAACAGCGCGCGAACGCATCAATTGATAACAGTTCCCATCTGTAGGGGAGGGGCGGGTCAAATCTCTGCAGCCCTGGCTGCTCAGTACCGCCGCCTGACCCTTCCTCACATCGCCGCAGGTTCGAAAACTTTTTTTGGAAATGTGAACAAACGATTGATAGGTAAGACCGATTATGTCAGGACCTCCGAAAACCCCGCCACGCCTGCATTTGATACGAGGCAACCCCTCAAAGCGCCCCGTTAAAGACCCCAAAAAAACCGCTAAAAAGGATGAAAAAGGTCTTCCTAAAATTCCGCAGCATTTAGGGGCACAGGGGAAGTACTGGTTCAGGCGAATGGCGGAAGAGCTGAATGCGGAAGGGATCATTTCTCAGCTTGATGCGCGTGCGCTCGAGTTGCTGGTGGAAGCCTACACCGAATATCGGCATCACTGCGAAACACTCGATGTTGAGGGGTATACCTACCGCACGGAAACGCAGAGCGGTGATGTACTGATTAAGGCGCACCCCGCGGCGGCAATGAAAGCGGATGCCTGGAAGCGGATCCGGGCAATGCTTGCAGAGTTTGGTATGTCACCGGCAAGCCGGGCGAAAGTAAATATCGCCAGACCGGATGATGTTGATCCGCTGGCAGAGCTTTTAAAAGCGAGAGACTGATGGCAAAAGTGGCTGACGGGATCCGCTACGCCGAACGTGTTGTTGCAGGAGAAATTGTTGCTGGCGAATTTGTCCGTCTGGCCTGCCAGCGTTTTCTTGATGATCTGAAGTACGGCGAAGAGCGGGGGATTTATTTCAGTGAACCCCGTGCGCAGCACATCCTGAATTTCTACAAATTTGTGCCCCATGTGAAAGGGGCGCTGGCAGGCCAGCCCATTGAGTTGATGGACTGGCATGTATTTATCCTGATTAATATTTTTGGTTTTGTCATTCCGCTGGTCAATGAAGAGACCGGGGAAGTTGTCATGCGCAGCGATGGCAGCGGACGCCCGGTGATGGTGCGCCGGTTCCGGACGGCGTACAACGAAGTCGCCCGTAAAAACGCAAAATCAACCCTGTCATCGGGTATCGGCCTGTATATGACGGGGGCAGATGGTGAAGGCGGAGCTGAGGTGTATTCAGCCGCAACCACGCGTGACCAGGCCAGAATCGTGTTTGAAGACGCCAAAAATATGGTCAGAAAAGCCCGGTCGACACTCGGGCGGTTGTTTGATTTCAACAAGCTGGCGATTTACCAGGAGCAGAGCGCATCAAAATTTGAACCGCTTTCTTCGGATGCAAACAACCTGGATGGTCTGAACATCCACTGCGCCATTATTGATGAGCTGCATGCACATAAAACCCGTGACGTGTGGGACGTTCTGGAAACGGCAACCGGTGCCCGTCTGCAGTCCCTTTTATTTGGTATCACCACGGCAGGGTTTAACAAGGAAGGGATTTGTTACGAGCAGCGTGATTACGCCATCAAGGTATTGCGTGGCTATAACAGCGACGTGGAGGGCGCGGTAAAAGACGACTCCTACTTTGCGATTATTTACACCCTCGATGAGGGAGATGATCCGTTTGATGAAACGGTCTGGCAGAAAGCGAATCCCGGCCTGGGCATCTGTAAACGCTGGGATGATCTGCGTCGCCTGGCGAAAAAAGCGAAAGAACAGGTCTCTGCGCGGGTGAATTTTTTTACCAAACACATGAATGTGTGGGTAACAGCAGAGTCTGCCTGGATGGACATGATTAAGTGGGAGAAGTGCGAATACATTGCCCCACGACATGAGCTGAAAACGTATCCCATGTGGGTCGGCGTTGACCTTGCTCATAAGATTGATATCTGTGCGGCGGCAAAACTCTGGCGAACGGATAACGGGCATGTTCATGCCGATTTTAAATTCTGGCTTCCGGAAGGACGGCTGGAACGATGCTCGCGGCAGCAGGCAGAACTTTACCGGAAGTGGGCGGAGATGGATAAGCTGATTCTGACGGATGGTGATGTTATCGATCATGCTCAGATAAAAAGTGACTTACTGGAATGGATTGGTGGTGAAAACCTCAGGGAACTGGGATTTGACCCGTGGAGCGCGATGCAGTTCAGCCTGGCACTGGCTGAAGAAGGGATACCGCTGGTGGAGGTTCCGCAGACGGTTCGCAATCTGTCAGAGGCCATGAAGGAAACGGAATCACTGGTCTATGCCGGGCGTTTCCATCACAGCAATCATCCGGTCATGAACTGGATGATGTCTAACGTTACGGTAAAACCGGACAAAAACGACAATATCTTCCCGAATAAATCCACGCTGGAAGCCAAAATCGACGGCCCTGTTGCGCTTTTTACGGCCATGAGCCGCTTTCTGGTAAATGGCGGGGACGTGAATGACTTTCTGTCCACGCTTGATCCTGATGAGGACCTGTTAATTCTGTGAAACAGCTTATTACTGATATGACCGGGCTGATCGGTTTCGGTCTGCTCACTGCTGGCGTTTATCTGTATGCAGGTCTGCCAGCGTCTCTGATGCTGTCTGGCTGTTTGTTGCTGCTTTATGCACTGGTGGTGTCCATGAGGAGAAAACATGCTTCTTGATGCTCTGTTTCGCAGTGAGCCTCTGGAAAATCCCTCGGTTCCGGTAACCGGAGAGGCCGCTGAGACGGATAATATTTTTGCCCGGGATGTGTATGTCAGTCCGGAAACATCCATGAAGCTGGCTGCTGTCTATGCCTGTATTTATGTTATTTCATCCAGTGTGGCTCAGATGCCCCTGCATGTGATGCGAAAAACGAATGAGCATGTTCAGCCGGCACGCGATCATCCGTTGTTCTGGCTCGTTCATGATGAACCTAATGCCTGGCAGACCAGCTATAAGTGGCGGGAACTGAAGCAGCGTCATGTGCTGGGGTGGGGCAACGGTTATACGTGGGTAAAACGTAATCGTCGTGGCGAGGTTACCAGCCTTGAATGCTGTATGCCATGGGAAACCACGTTACTTAACACCGGTGGGCGTCATACTTACGGGGTGTATAACGAAGAGGGTGCATTTGCGGTAAGTCCGGACGACATGATCCATATCAGGGCGCTGGGAAACAATCAGAAAATGGGACTGAGCCCGATCATGCAGCATGCTGAAACCATTGGTATGGGAATGAGTGGCCAGCAGTATACCAGCGCCTTTTTTAACGGTAATGCCCGTCCTGCCGGTATTATTTCTGTGAAAAATGAACTGAACGAACAGAGCTGGGGCAGGCTTAAAAATATGTGGCAGCGGGCGGTGACAGCGCTTCGCAGCCAGGAAAATAAAACCATGCTGCTGCCTGCGCAACTGGATTACCGCGCTCTGACAGTTTCTCCGGTGGATGCTCAGATCATTGATATGACCAAGCTGAACAGGTCGATGATTGCCGGGATTTTTAATGTCCCGGCGCACATGATTAATGACCTGGAAAAAGCCACATTTTCGAATATTACGCAGCAGGCGATTCAGTTTGTTCGCTACACGATGATGCCCTGGGTTGCGAACTGGGAGCAGGAGCTTAACCGTCGCCTGTTTACCCGTACAGAACGGGCTGCCGGGTATTACGTTCGTTTCAACCTCACGGGGTTGCTCCGTGGGACCCCACAGGAGCGTGCGCAGTTCTATCACTTTGCCATTACAGATGGCTGGATGAGCCGGAATGAAGCCAGGGCATTTGAGGATATGAACCCGGTTGACGGTCTGGATGAAATGCTGGTCAGCGTAAATGCAGCAAATCCGTTGAATAACTTTAAAGATACGAAAGGCAAAGAGGAAAAGAACGATGAATGACCGTGAAACGCGCTGTTACAGCGGGGAGGTGCGGGCGGAACAATATGATAATGCTCCGACCCACATTCTGGGGTATGGCTCGGTATTTAACAGTCGTTCAGAACCTCTGTGGGGATTTCGTGAAATCATCAAGCCGGGGGCTTTTGATGATGTACTGAATGATGATGTACGTGGCTTGTTTAATCATGATCCTAATTTCATTCTCGGACGAAGTTCTGCCGGCACGTTGTCATTGTCGGTGGATGAACGTGGTTTGCGTTATGACATTGTTGCACCGGATACGCCGACGATTTGTGACCTGGTGCTGTCACCAATGTTGCGTGGTGACATTAATCAGTCCTCGTTCGCGTTTCGCGTCGCCCGTGATGGAGAGAGCTGGTATGAAGACGACGAGGGGATTGTTATCCGGGAAATCACGCGCATTTCCCGTCTGTATGATGTCAGCCCGGTGACATATCCGGCCTATCAGGACGCAGACTCTGGTGTCCGCTCAATGAAAGCCTGGCAGGAAGCGCGGGCGAGTGGTGCGCTGAAGAAAGCTGTTAACGAACGAATGGCGCGTGAGCGTCTTTTGACCCTTCTTAATGCATAAGGATACTACTGACGATGAAACTTCATGAGATGAAGCAAAAACGAAACACCATTGCAAAGGATATGCGTGCACTGCATGAAAAAATTGGTGATAACGCATGGACTGATGAGCAACGGGCAGAGTGGAACAGGGCGAAAGCTGAGCTGGATGCGCTGGATGAGCAAATCGCCCGTGAAGAAGAGTTGCGCCGTCAGGATCAGGCATATGTGGATGAGTCCGGGCCGGAAGAGCGCCAGAATAATGAGGCGGAGAACGGGAAAAAGGTGGTGGAAGAGAAGCGCGCTGCGGCATTTAACCGTTTTCTGCGTGCCGGATTTGCAGAACTGAATGCTGAAGAGCGTAATCTGATGCGTGAACTGCGGGCTCAGAGTGTAACAACGGATTCTCAGGGCGGATATACGGTGCCCACGCAGATGCGTAACAAAATCATTGACACCATGAAGGCTTATGGCGGGATTGCCAGTGTGGCGCAACTTCTGACCACATCAACCGGGCAGGATATCACCTGGTCAACGTCTGATGGCACGACTGAAGAGGGCGAACTGCTGGCGGAAAATACAGCCGCAACGGAACAGGATGTGACGTTCGGGACCGCTATTCTGGGGGCTAAAAAGCTGTCATCAAAAATAATTCGTGTGTCCAATGAGCTGCTCCAGGACAGTGGGGTGGATATTGAATCTTATCTGGCAAACCGTATTGCCCAGCGTATTGGTCGTGGAGAGGCAAAATATCTGGTTCAGGGGACCGGAACGGGATCACCGTTACAGCCAAAAGGGCTGGCAGCGTCGGTGACGGGAACCATCCAGACTGCAGCCTCTGCCGCTTTCACCTGGAAAGAAATGAATGCCCTGAAACATGCCATTGATCCGGCATATCGTGGTGGGCCGAAATACCGCTGGGCATTCAATGATGCCACATTGCAGACTATTGAAGAGATGGAGGATGGACAGAAACGCCCGTTATGGCTGCCGGATATTGCAGGCGGTACGCCGGCTACTGTGCTGGGGATCCCTTATGTTATTGATCAGGCTATTGACGGGATTGGTACCGGAAAAAAATTCATTTTCCTGGGGGATTTCAACCGCTTTATCATTCGCCGCGTTACTTATATGGAACTGAAACGTCTGGTTGAGCGTTATGCTGAGTTTGATCAGGTGGCATTTCTGGCTTTCCATCGTTTTGACTGTGTGCTGGAAGATGTGGCAGCCATCAAGGCGCTCACTGGCAAATAACCACTCGTTGTTCAGTTACAGACCGCGCCGACGCGGTTTTTTTATGCCCGCACAGTGTTGCGGGCAGGAGTTTCTGATGGCAGCAATAGTGGAAAAACTCAGGGCGCAGTGCCGTATTGATACAGATGATGCAACTGATGATGAGTTACTGATGCTGTATTTCCGGGCGGCCTGCCGCAAGGCAGAAAATTTTATCAACCGTAAGCTTTATGAGGAGACGGTGCCGGAAGGTGATCCTGACGGGGTGCTTATAGCTGATGATGTTTTGCTGGCGCTCATGTTGCTGGTCGGGCACTGGTACGAAAACCGGGAAAATTCCTCAGATGTCAGCAAGGCACCAATCCCGTTTGGTTTTTCTTCTCTGCTGGAGCCTTATCGTTTTATTCCTTTGTAGGAGGAAGCATGCAGGCGGGCAGATTACGTGATCGCGTAATTATTCTGAATGTCACCACCGCCCGCTCTCCGTCAGGGCATCCGGTGGAGACGGTGACGGAGGGAGCTACCGTATGGGCAGAAGTTAAGGGTATCAGCGGGAGGGAGATAATCTCAGGCGGAGCAGAAACCGCTCAGGCTACGGTCAGAGTCTGGATGAGATTCCGGCGCGATGTGACAGCGACTTCACGTCTGAAAGTGCTGACCGGTGCATTTAAAGGGGCCATTCTGGGTATAGAAGGTCCACCAATACCGGATGCACGCGCTACCCGGCTTGAAATACTCTGTTCTCAGAAGGGGAATGTGTGATGGATTTCAGTCTTGATTTTTCCGGCCTGGCGGATATTGCACGGGATCTGGAGACGCTCAGCAGGGCAGAAAACAATAAGGTTCTGCGCGATGCCACCCGTGCCGGTGCTGAAGTTATGCGGGATGCAGTTGTTGAGCGTGCGCCGGAGCGAACCGGGAAACTGAAGAAAAATGTGGTTGTTCTCACGCAGCGTTCAAAGCGTCGGGGAGAAATTATCTCGGGTGTCCACATTCGCGGACGGAACCTGCGAACCGGAAACAGTGATAACAGCATGAAAGCCAGCGATCCCCGAAATGCGTTTTACTGGCGCTTTGTGGAGCTGGGAACGATAAACATGCCCGCGCATCCGTTCATTCGCCCGGCTTTCGATACGACAGAGGAACTGGCAGCACAGATTGCCATACAGCGAATGAATCAGGCTATTGATGAGGTCTTAAGTAAATGAGAGAGACCACACTGTATTCCCTGCTGTCTCAACTGGCCGGAGGACAGGTTTATCCTTATGTGGTCCCGCTGACGGAGGGAAAGCCTGCGGTATCTCCGCCATGGCTGGTATTTTCTGTGGTGTCTGACACTACGTCTGATGTGCTTGATGGTCAGGCTGAATCCAGAATTACCGTGCAGATCGATGTCTGGGCAACAGTACCTGATGACGCAGATGATATCCGTGAGCAGGCGCTTGATGCGGTAAGGCAACTGGCACCCTCCGTTATTTCTAAAACGCAGGGTTATGATCCTGATTCCCGTCTGAGCAGAGCCACGCTTGAATTTCAGGTAATAGCCTGAGGCCGTTAATGATTTTACCCACCCGCCGCTGGCGGGTTTTTTATTTTCAGGAGACGAGTATGTCCTCTAATTTTGAGCGTTCGCAACTGACGAAAATTATGATTTCGTCTGCACCGGTAACAGCAGAAACCCTGGATTCTGCCAGCTATCTTGGCCTGAGCTGTACAATCAAAGAGGTGCAGTTTACCGCAGGACAAAAGCAGGATATTGATGTCACCACGCTGTGTTCTGTTGAGCAGGAAAATATTAACGGTCTTGGTGCCGCGTCAGAGATTTCCATGTCAGGCAACTTTTACCTCAATGCTGCCCAGAACGCGTTGCGCAGTGCCTATGACAATGACACCACGTATGGCTTTAAAGTTATTTTTCCGTCAGGAAACGGATTTACCTTTATGGCAGAGGTGCGTCAGCATACCTGGTCTGCAGGAACCAATGGTGTTGTGGCTGCAACGTTTTCCCTGCGCCTGAAAGGTAAACCTGTGCTGACGACAGAGCCGCTGAAAGTGAAGGTCGATTTAAACAGCACGCTGCAGGTTTCTGCCGGAGCAAAACTCGAAATGATGGTTGAGGCTGCCGGTGGTGTGCCGCCTTATTCTTATGTCTGGAAGAAAGGTAGTTCTCCTGTTTCCGGACAGACGGCGGCAACGTTCAGTAAGGCATCGGCAGTATCCGGTGATGCGGGCGCATATACCTGCGAGATTTCTGATTCAGCAAGCCCGGTTAACAAAGTGACCTCCACTTCCTGCACTGTAACCGTCAGTTAATGAGGATGGATGTGATGACTAAAAATATCCGTAATCTGGCACTGGCAACGATGTCGGGGTTTCGCCATAAAACTGTTGATGTGCCTGAATGGGAAGGGGCAACGGCTGTATTACGGGAACCTTCTGCAGAAGCCTGGTTGCGCTGGCAGGAGATCGTTAAAGCAAAAGATGATGAGACACCGTTATCCGTTGCGGAGCGCGCCCGCCGAAATCTGGAGGCAGACGTTGAACTGTTCATTGATGTTCTGTGTGATACCGGACTGCAACCTGTATTTTCAGAGGATGATCGTGAACAGGTGATTGCCGTGTATGGCCCGGTGCATGCGCGGCTTCTTCGGCAGTCTCTGGAACTGATCAGTGATGCCGGAGAGGTTAAAAAAAAGTAGCGCTTCCGGGGATGCGTTTTCTGATGATGCTGGCGCTCAGGATGGGGCGCACATTGTCAGAGTTACGCCGGGAAATGTCCGCATCAGAAATCATGATGTGGGCTGAATTTGACAGGTTCAGCCCGCTGGGGGACGAACGGGCTGATATCCGGGCTGCCCAGATTGTTTCAGCTGTTTATGGTGCGCAGGGTGTTAAAGTTCCGCTGAATGATGCGCTTCTTCAGTGGGAACAAGAGCAGACAGAAGGCGCCTCAGATCCATTTTCCGGACTGGAAAACGCGCTTTTAATAGTGTCTCAGTGAGTCAACATAACCGCTTCGGCGGTTTTTTTCGTCCGGAGAATGAGTGTGGCGACATTACGTGAACTGATTATTAAAATCTCGGCAAATTCCCGGTCATTCCAGTCAGAGATCGCCCGGGCTTCGCGTATGGGGCAGGATTACTACCGTACCATGCAGAACGGAGGCCGGCAGTCCGCTGCTGCATCCCGTGAAATGCGGCGTGCACTGGCAGAAGTGACGGATCAGATAAATACAGCTAAATCTTCGGCACTGAACATGGCGGGGGCATTTGCCGGGGCTTTTGCTACCGGTCATCTTATTTCTCTCGCCGATGAGTGGAATTCAGTAAATGCCCGTCTGAAGCAGGCCTCACAGTCCAGTGATGATTTTCAGTCATCACAGCGTGAATTAATGGCGATCAGCCAGAGAACGGGGACGGCTTTTTCTGATAACGCCAGCCTTTTTGCCCGCTCTGCAGCTTCCATGCGGGAGTATGGTTACAGTTCTGAGGAGGTACTGAAAGTCACCGAGGCGATCTCCACGGGCCTGAAATTATCCGGTGCCAGTACAGCAGAAGCCAGTTCGGTGATCACGCAGTTCAGTCAGGCTCTGGCGCAGGGAGTGCTGCGCGGTGAAGAGTTTAACTCGGTGAATGAGAACGGTGATCGTGTTATTCGTGCGCTGGCTGCGGGAATGGGAGTTGCCCGTAAGGATCTGAAGGCCATGGCGGATAACGGAAAGTTGACCGCCGATAAGGTTGTTCCTGCACTGATTAGTCAGCTTGGGGCATTACGTGATGAATATGCGGCAATGCCTGATACGGTTTCATCCTCTGCAACCAAAGTTGAAAACGCCTTTATGGCCTGGGTTGGTGGTGCGAACGAGGCAAGCGGAGTGACGAAGACGCTCTCCGGTGTGCTGAATGGTATTGCAGGCAATATTGACACTGTGGCAACCGCTGCCGGTGCTCTGGTTGCCGTCGGGGTAGCCCGATATTTTGGCAATATGGCGTCTTCTGCTGGCTCTGCAACTGCCGGGCTAATCACTGCGGCCAGAAATGAAGTGTCTCTTGCTGAAGCGCAACTTCGGGGGACACAGATAGCAACCGCCAGGGCGCGTGCGGCGGTTTATCGTGCGCAACAGGCGGTTGTTGCTGCTCGTGGTACCGAAAGGCAGGCCGCAGCAGAAGCGAAGCTGACAGCTGCTCAGGCGTCACTTACCCGTAATATTGTGGCCAGAACAGCGGCACAGACAACGCTGAATAATGTTACGTCAGTGGGGAGCCGTCTGTTAAGTGGTGCGCTGGGGCTGGTTGGTGGTGTGCCGGGGCTTGTCATGCTGGGGGCCGCGGCCTGGTACACGATGTATCAGAATCAGGAGCAGGCCAGAGAATCTGCACGCCAGTATGCCGCAACAATCGACGAAATTCGCCAGAAAACGTCGGCAATGTCGCTTCCTGAAACGTCAGATAATGAAGAAAAGACGCGGAAGGCACTGGAGGAACAAAATCGCCTGATTAGCGAACAGGAAGGAAAAATTCGCGGACTGAAAAATCAAATTGCTGACTATCAACGTTGGCTTGATGAAAGTTCGCAGAGTGGTTCGGGTGCTGAAATCATCCTTAAAGGGCTTGCAGAAGCAACAAATCAACTGGCAGTTGAACAGTCCCGTCTCACTCAAATGCAGGGCAAGGCGCAATCCATTCAGGATGTGCTTGCCGGGCTGGAGGAGCGACGGGTGGCGTTGATCCGTCAACAGGCAGCGGAACAAAACAAAGCGTATCAGTCCCTGTTGATCATGAACGGTCAGCATACTGAGTTTAATCGCCTTCTCGGGCTTGGTAATGAGTTACTTCAGCAGCGTCAGGGGCTGGTGAATGCCCCGTTACGACTGCCGCAGGCAACCCTGGATGATAAGCAGCAGGATGCCATAAAACGCAGTAAACAGGCGCTGGAGCTTTCCCGCCTTAAAGGTGAGGAAAAAGAGCGTGCACGCCTTGGTTTTGCTGCAGATGATCTTGGTTTTATTGGCGATAAATATCAGATTGCTCGTCAGGATTATATCAACATCGGGCTGGAAGCCTGGCGAAATAATCAGGCCAATAAACCCAGGAGAGGTAAGTCAGAAGCAGAAAAAACGGAAGATGCTTATAAGCGACTGATTAAGCAGCAAAAAGAACAAATAGCGCTGGCAGGACAAAATACTGAACTAGCTAAGATGAAATATCAGGTCAGTCAGGGCGAATTATCAACCCTGTCAGAAGCGCAGAAACAAACGCTTTTGCAGAATGCAGCACTTATCGACCAGAAAAAAATTCGTGAGCAGCTTGCTGCGTATGAGAGCAGTCTGGCGGACAGTAATGCCAGTGCCCGGGCATCTGACGAAGCGCAGTTGCTGGGATATGGTGAAGGCTCACGGATGCGTGAACGACTCCAGGAAATGTGGAGTATCCGGCAGGAATTTGAGCAGAAAAATAATGAGCTGCTGAGGCAGTATCAGACCGGAGAAATTGAAGAAGCCCTGTGGAAACAGGAAAAAGCGCTGAATGAAAAATATCTGGAAGAGCGTCTCAGCGATCAGCAGGATTATTATGCAAAGGCCGATGCTTTGCGTGATAACTGGAATGCCGGACTCAGAGAGGGACTGACGAACTGGGCAGACAGTGCTGCCGATTATGCTTCACAGGCGGCAGATGCTGTCGTTTCCACGATGGACGGGCTGGTATCAAATATTTCCGATGCACTGGCCGGGAATGTTGTGGAGTGGAGAAACTGGGGGAGCTCAGTTCTCCGGGAAGTTTCAAAAATTCTGATGAACGCTGCCATCGTTAACGGGCTGAAGTCACTTTCCAAAAGCATGTCCGGTGCCGGAGGATGGCTTGGTACGGTCGGCGACTGGCTTTCCGGTGCAGTGGCAAACGCAAAAGGTGGTGTTTACACATCGGCAAATCTGAGTGCTTACAGTAACACCATTGTGGATACCCCGACGTATTTTGCTTTTGCGAAAGGTGCCGGGCTGATGGGCGAGGCCGGGCCTGAAGCTATCATGCCACTGACCCGGGCAGCGGATGGCTCTCTTGGAGTCAGAGCTATTGGTAATGTGAGTGGTGGCGGGGGATTTGTTTATTCTCCCGTGTATCACATCAGCATTCAGAATCAAGGGAGCAATGGCGAGATAGATGCGCGCTCAGCCAGGGGACTGGTGGATCTGATCGACAGCAGGGTTGTGTCAATTATGCAGTCATCGCGTCGGGATGGAGGATTGTACAGTGCCTGAGCCTGAAGTTTTTAACTGGATCCCCCGTGAGGGGATGGAGACGCCACGAAAGCCATCAGTTATTACGGTAAAGTTTGGTGACGGATATGAACAGCGACGGGCTGGTGGTCTGAATGCGGATCTGAAAACGTTTAAACCGGTATTTCGTGTCACAGATGAATATTCCCGTGCCGCGCTGGACAGTTTTTTATCCCGTCATGCCGGGATTCGTGCTTTTTTGTGGCGTCCGCCAAAACACAACAGGACTGTCCGGGTTGTCTGCAGGGAGTGGAGCATTTCGGATAATGCCATGTATACCGATTTTAACTGTACCTTTGAAGAGGTTACTCACTGATGCAGGATATACAGCAGGAAACACTCAATGAGTGCACTAAAACGGAGCAATCCGCGCTGGTCGTGCTCTGGGAAATTGATCTGACAGAGGTCGGTGGAGATCGTTATTTCTTCTGTAATGAGCAGAACGAAAAAGGTGAACCAGTCACCTGGCAGGGGCGGCAGTATCAGGCCTACCCCATTCAGGGGACGGGATTTGAACTGAACGGCAAGGGCAGTGCTGCCCGTCCGACACTGACGGTTTCTAACCTGCACGGCATGGTCACCGGGATGGCGGAAGACCTGCAGAGTCTGGTCGGCGGAACGGTGGTCAGGCGTAAGGTTTACGCCCGTTTTCTGGATGCGGTGAACTTCGTCAACGGAAACAGTGACGCCGATCCGGAGCAGGAGGTGATCAGCCGCTGGCGCATCGAGCAGTGCAGCGAACTGAGCGCGGTGAGTGCCTCCTTTGTACTGTCCACGCCGACGGAAACGGATGGCGCTGTTTTTCCGGGACGTATCATGCTGGCCAACACCTGCACCTGGACCTATCGCGGTGACGAGTGCGGTTATAGCGGTCCGGCTGTCGCGGATGAATATGACCAGCCAACGTCCGATATCACGAAGGATAAATGCAGCAAATGCCTGAGCGGTTGTAAGTTCCGCAATAACGTCGGCAACTTTGGCGGCTTCCTTTCCATTAACAAACTTTCGCAGTAA